CGTCGAACGGCGGGAGGATTCGCACCATCTCCCCGACATGCCAGCCGTTCCACGAGAGTCCGAGGATCTCCTGAGCGCGTTGCTCGGTCAACAATCCTTTGAGAACGAAAGACTCCACACCCTGAACAGTACGGGGATCGTAGGTGTCAATCGGATTGTCGGCGTTATTAAACCGGAACAGCCACCCCTCGATATCAACATCCGTCTTGCCTGCTTGCAGGATGCTCGTGAACTCAGGGTGGGTGAACCGGTCGATAAACTGCTGCTTAGTCAGCTCCATCTTAGGCCACACCCAGAGTAAAGATTGCGCCGGGGTCCGTACCAGAGAACTTCACGGTAAACGATTCACCGTTGGCGAGCGAGATTGAGCTACCGTAGTCCCACCAAGCGATCAGCGGATCATTCGTGGCGGTATCGTTGTACAGAACAGCGTACCGGAACGGGCCGACTGCACCGGTGGCAGTCCACTGCACTTGCGTGCCAGAGACCGTGGTGGTCGCCCCAGTGCGACTAAGTGAGATCGTCGTGGTGTTACCACCAGCGGTATACCCATTACCGGCAGTAATCTCGGCGAGGTCCGCCTTATTCACATCCGCAGATGCGGACGGAGTGTCGTTACTCAGGTAGACCTTAAAGACGTTAGAGGAGAAGTTATGGACACCCTTAACCAATTCCTCGGTAAAGTCTTCAAAAGTATTATATGCGGCCATGTTAGAACTCTTCGATTAGTGCGGTTACGGCCACTTCGGCGGCCTCACTGAGATTGATAATCAGCGACCCATTGATTGGGCCAGTTGTGAACTGCCGTTTGCTGATAGCGTACACCCGAAACTTTTCTTCGGCACCAAGAAAAACCTTGATTAGCGGCGAAGCCCCGGAACCGGGGTCATTCAGAGCGTAAATCCACCGAAGGCGCAGCCGCCTGCCCGACGCTGGGGTGTAGATGGTAGTAGAGCCGGATGCGGTGACTGTGGCTACCACATGGGTAAAGTCATATTCACCGCTATCCAGCCCTTGGACGTAACTTACGCCACTAACAGACACCGCTTACCCCAGTTTGGCCCGGATAGACTCCAAAGCCTGTTCAGCAGATTTGCGCTTGGCTTCAATCTCAGCGAGAGCAGCTTCGGCTTGCGCTTTCTTGTCCTCAATCTCAGCAGCAAAGATCGCCCGATCATTTGCAATCTTCGCTTCGACTTCAGCCAATTTAGCCTCTACCTCAGACAGCTTCTTCTCAGTGGCCGCAAGAGTTTTCTTACGGGCAACACCGGCATCAGCGATCTCGCGCTCACGATCAGCAACCAACCGCGCAGTTTCAGCTTCAGCGGCTTTGGTGCCCGCCACCGCTGTTTCTAGCTTGGCGTTTACCTCAACAAGCCGTTTGTCAGCCTCTTCATAAGCCGCTTTGATCTCTTGCTGGACCGTCTCAAACTCCTTCCGTTTAGCAGCAACAGCTTTTTCAAGCTCATTGCGCTGCTGTGCCATATCAATCACAGCGGGGATGGATTCAAGGACGGGCCTCCAAGACTCTTCAAACTTCCGGAGGGCTCCAATATCAATAGCCATCATTACCTCCCCGGCATACCGGCTTGAATGACTGTCATTGTGGCAGTGCCGCTGGTAGAGGGAGCAACCAAGCTCAACCGCACAGCGCGGACGGGATAGGTGTAATTACCTTCCGCCGCCACCGCCTTGGTTGTTAGCGAAGTTTGCGAGAACCATACCGCCGTGGACGGGTCAAACCCCTGCGCGTAGATGTCGTCATAGGTGTGTTCCACCGTATACGTCAAACTAGCACCGGCGCTCAACGACACCGCGATACTTACAGCAAACGGCGACTGATTGATATCAAGCGGGATAGGGGGCGTAACCCCCACCGCGTTCGATAGCGCTACACGAACTGGGCGCATGCTACCCCCTTATCAGTTCTGGGTGGCGGCAGGAACCTGAGCACCGTTGTCAGCACGCTGCTGATAGATAACCGTGATGGCGATCTGTCCAGAAGTCGGGTTGCCAGTAGTGGCGGTAAAGGTTCCAGTCACGGGCACATCAACCGAACCGATGTTATCCAGCGAAGCCACTTTGCTGGTAATTGCTGCATCCATATTGGCCTGAGTCACACGGGCAACAGCGGTACCAGTGTTAAACGAAGCGGCAAACTCAGCAGCCGATCCAGTCTTGCCAATCGTCACGCCAACCTGAGTCACGCCGTTACCAGCAATAGTCACCAGCACTTCAGTAACAAAGTTCAGGATCTTAGAGCCAGCAGGCAGAGTAAACAGCGTCTGGGCAACTGGAGCGGCGGTCAGAGCGACACCAGACACATTCACATATGCAGTGCGCGAAAGAGTAATCAGGCCGGTATTTTCAGCAGCGCCATAACGCTGAGTACCAGAACGCAGGGGACCGGAGAAAGTAGCGAAACCCATTTTATATACCTCGCTTGCGTCTACCGTTTGAGGAAAATCTGCCAAGACAGTCGGTAGAAAGTGACCTTGGACATACAGAAACTAACACACTGCACAATAAAAGAGAAGGGGGCCGAAGCCCCCTCCCACTACAACCCAGCCTTACGAAGCGCCGGGGGAAGCGAACATGCCGAGCGGATCAGACCAGCCGAACGAATAACGCTCGCGGGCCTTGTAACGCACGTTACCGGTGTCGAAGTCACCGTCCATGCCGGTGGACATCGGGGTACGAACAAAGTGCTTCAGACCGTTAGGAACATCCGTGGTCAGGAACCAAGCGTTGCTGTCGGTCAAGAAGTGGTTGATCGTGTAACCACCGGGGATCGAACCGTTGTTCTTCAGCGCGTTGATGTCGTTGTCAGTGGTACCGACACGGAGTTCGGTTTCCAGCAGACGGGTAGCAACGAACTGGAGAGCGGGCGGAACAATCAGCTTCTTCGGCTTGGCGGCGATCAGCAGGCCACGCTCGTCGGTCCAGCCAGCGATCTGAATGACGGCGGCTTCCAGAGAAGTCTCGTTCAGGTCGGCAGCGGTCGCGGGGCGGTTGCTGTTAGTTTCACCGTTGACCAGCGGGTGAGCGGTCGAGAACAGGGCAACACCGTCACCACCAGCGGCGGCGGCAGAGAAGCCGTTGTTCAGAACCGAAGCCGCTTTGATCTGCTTGGTGTACGCCATGGCACGAGCCAGCGCTTTGGTATAACGAGCCGAAAGGCTGTCATACAGGTTGTCCTCGATGGCCTCTTCGGTCAGCGAGAAACCCAGAGCGATGGTTTCGTGGTTGTAGCGAGCAGTCCAAGCCTCTTGCGCGTTATCGTAGGCAATCGCACTGCCTTCGTTCTTCACCGGGGCGGCGGAGAAGCCAGACAGTTTGGTTTCCTCTTCAAACGAACGCTCGGAGGTTTCGGTCTCATAAATCTCCTTATGCTCTTCACCATAACGAGCATATTCCAGACCGAACAGAGCGTTCAGACCCGGGAGGAGTTCTTTCAGCAGTTGTGCGCGTGAGATAGCCATGTTAGATCACCCCCTTAGGCCACGTAGTAACGATGAGCGCCGAAGGTGATCTTGACAAGCACCTCAGGACTTTGCACCAGAACCAGCGAGCCGGATGCGGTGGTAGAAGCAGCCATCGTGAGAGTCTGCGCGGTGGTAGACGACACGGTAGCAGCGGTTCCGACAACACCAATCCAGTCCAGTTGGCCGGTAGCAGCAACCAGTTGGAACATGTCGGTGCCAACGGGGATCACCTGACCAATGGTCAAACCAGACACAACGATAGACGTCGAGCCGGTGCCGCTGGAGTAGGTGCAACCAGTGGTGACTTGCGTATCCGGGACCAGACCCAGAACACGGAAGTTACCAGCAGTAGCCGTAGCGGCAACCACACCACCAGCCGAATTGCCGGTAGCGGCAGAGCCGGTCGAAGTGTTACCAGCCATGTTCACACCAACCAGCGACTGCGAGGCAGAAGCAATGGTGGTGGTACCAGCAGCAGTAACAACAGCGCACTTGAACACCGTATCCGGGTCATCGCACACAATGGCTTTGATATCGCCAGAGGTGACGTTGCCGGGGTAATACTGCGAGAAGCGCTTCTGCTTGGTGCTCGGGTCGGTATACGAGCAGCCAAGGAACACGCCAACCGCCGCGTTACCGGAGATGGTGTTCGCCAGAATGGTGATGTAGCCGCTCGAAAGCTGGACGAAATCACCGTAGTAAATGGCAGTGCCATAGTTGTAGTCGATCGGATATTCCCGGGTGGAACCCGAAAACACCTGCCCGCCAATCAAATTGACAGGCCGGAACCCATAGGGTGCCGAAACAGTCGGGTAGGACATTTAAGACTCCTGAAGGATTAGACGCCCTTACCGAAAGAGGTTCCCGACTTCCGCTCTTTGAAGAGAGGCATGCGCGGGTCACTCTGACGCATAAGGTTGTTATCAACCGCTTCCGCTTGAGCCGCAGTTTGCTTATCAACGTGAGCGTTGCGTTGCGCTACGAACTCGGCGGGTGTTTTACACAGAAGCAAACCACCAATCTCGATGTTGTCCTTAAACCGCGATTGCGGGTCGGCCAACAGACGAAACCTAGGCTGCTCTTCAATCGTGACAGGCTCCCAGCCTTCCCGGAGCTTGCCGGAAAGATTGCGCGGGTCAGCGGCGTTCAGCGTGGAAATGCGAATCCACCGATACTCATAACCGGGCTGCTTGTCTGGCTCCGGCAAAAGCTCAGCGGGCATCCACTGCTTAGGGCGCTCAGTGACAGCGCGGGATTCAAGTTCACGGGTTACTCGATTATCAGCCATTACGAACCTCCAGTTTCAACGCCTCTTTCGCGTACTGCTCGGGTGTGAGTCCAAGTTTTTTGGCAATCTGGACTTGGCTAGCCTTGAGACGGACTTTATTTGATGCCGTACTACGGACTGCCGGTGCCACAACCGTTCCAGCCTTGGGCTTCGGCGGCTGAGATTTGGCTTCCTCGGCTTCAAAAGCCTCTGGAAACCGCCTACGCATTGTTTTGTCCAATACGTCGTAATAAGCGTCTGAACCAATCGGGACGGCCCCAGATCGCTCAAGTTTTCTGTGCAAACCCAGCGCGGCGGCAGTCATTTCATCGTCGTGACCAAACCAACTATTGCGCTCTCGCCACGCATTCAGCTTGGGGTCCGGCGACGATTGGGACGGACTAGACTCGGTTTGTACAGAATATTCTTCTTCCTGTAAAGGGGGCAGCTTAAAACTCTTTGCCTGCATGAGCTTCATGTTTGCAGACTGAAGCTGCTGCTGTGCCTCCAATACCCGGTCTGAATCACCAGATTCAAACGCCTCTTTGTACTCCCGCTTTGCAGCATCAAGCTCCATAGCCGCAGCGCTTTGAATCGTAGAGGCGTACTCTTTCTCGCCAGTTGTGAGAATCTCCTTGATCTTCTTATTCTCTTCAAGCAGCTTGCGAGCAAACGCCAAGGCCTCTTGCTGCTCACGCAGGGCAGCCTCTTTCTCGCGGCGCTCGTCATGCCAAACCTTACGCATCTGCTTTAGTTTGGTCTTGACGCCCTCGTCATAGGTCTCAAGCTCGTCTTGCTCAAGCTCTGCAACAAGCTCTTTGGGCATGGGAGTCCGCCCGCGGTCCTCCTCAGGCGTGTCGTCTTCAATCTCAATCTCTACTTCAGGCGACACCTGTTGAGCAATCTCATCGGGGAACTTGTAATCTTCAACTTCAAACTGAGGCATTTTGTCCTCCTCACTTACGTTTAATGCCACGGGGATCTTCAACAACCCCCTCGACCGAATCATCATTGATGATCCTGAATTCCCGACCATGGATGATCAGCCGGGTACCTGCGTGGGGGCGCACAAGGACAAAATCGCCCTTCTTGCACCACGGGCCAGTCGGGAATCGAGCCGGGTCTTTGTAGCAATCCGGCCCAAGATCCACAACAAACAGCACCGTCGTCAGAATCTCTTCGTTACGAACGGTCAAATCGGACTTAATCAGCCCAACTTCGCTGTCCTCAAACTCCTTATCCACCTCTGGAATAGCGCACAGAATGCGATAGCCAGAAGGTTTGGGAAGTTGACGGGCCTTTTCTTCAGCAGAGGCGCTAGGTCTGTAAGCACCCACTACCTGCGGGTTGCTGGGGTTTGTAGCCAGCAAAATATCACTCATCCATGTTCTCCAGATTAGATTTGAGGTCTTGGGCGTAGCTACGTGCGGTCATAAGACCTCGAATCTCACCGCACATTTTCTGATAATCCTCAAACGACTGTGCCCGGCCAGCCGCCATGAAGCTCTTGATCTGCTCAATCTTGTCGTTCATTTCGTTGATTAGAGCTTCTAGGTCAGTCATTGGTCACCCTTCTTTGGTTGTTTTGACTTGTTTTGCATGGCTTGCAAACGGGCTTGCATCTCTTGCAATTGACGCTCTTGATTCTGAGTTGACATGTGTTTGAGCATGTCTACGCCAATGTTGATGGCGTTTTGGGTCTTGTCATTGTTCATTTCGGCAGCAACTCTCAGCAAGTTCGCCTTAATGCGCTTATCTTCGGACTGCTGTTGCGCGCCAATCCGTTCGCGCTCGACCTGAAGCTGCTGCTGCCTGATGGCTTGATCAGCCTGATCCTTGGCTGCCTTGCGCTGAACCTCTTGCGCTTTGATTTGAAGCTCTTGCATCTGCATCTGAACCATCGGATCTTGCATCTGCTGTTGAGCCTGCTGCTGTGCAACTTGCTGCTGATTCTGCTGAAGCAGGCGCTGAGCGGCCTGTGCAAGAACAGGAGCCAGTTGAGCCTCAACCATCGGATCCATCGGGATGTCTTCGCCGGCCTCATCCTTCTGGGGCGGCAAAGTAAACCCAAGCTGTTGCTCAATCTGCTTGCGATACTCAAACCCAAGGTGCTCGTTGATGTGGGCCATCATGGCCGCGGCCAACTGCTGAGACATTGGATTGGTTTGCAACAACTGCTGGATCTTGGGATCCTGCATGGCCGACATGTGGACCATGATGTGAGCCTGATGATCCTGATAAGCAAACGCCTTGACCGGCTTCATCATCAGGATGTTCTGGTTCTCGCTCACAGGATCGGTAGGCTTCTGGTCCTCAACCATCGGAACCAGTCGATCGGCATCTTTTACCCCCAATACATCCAGCATTTGCCGATGCAACAGCGGCATGTTGTACAACTGAGGGGACTGCTGAGCTAACTGGAACACAGCCTGATACTGGACGATCTTTTGCGCCATGGTGGACGCATTTGGATCGCTCACCGGGATCACGTCTACATCGTCGTAGTCAGACCTTTTGGCTTTTCTGCCGCCAGCATCTGGCTCATATGCATACTCTTCAGGCGTGTAATCCCGGATGATGTTGCGAAGCAGAATCAGCTCTTGCTTCATCGAGTAATGAATACGGGCCTGCACCGCACTCATCGTCTTGAGCGTCCTCTCAAGGATCGCCAAAGTGGTTCCAACAGGAGCCTGCGCTGACATGTCACTGATCTGAAGGTCAGCCGTATTTGCAAATCTACGGCCTTCTTCAATGATCTTGTCCATCAAGCCAGCAAGAGTCTGGCTCGGCTCCTTATAAGGAAGCGGCAAGAGGTTGTCTCTCAGCGCCCCCGAGGGAACATCGACATCTCGCCACTCTCCCGGACTGATTGGGGTGTCATCACCCTTGACCCGCATCCCTCGAGTCTTGAATCCACCCGGCAGGTTGCTCAAAGTCCCCGCATCAACCAACTGACGCAGTAACGATGTTCCACTCTTGGCATATGCGCCAATCAAGTGGATCAATCCAAAGCAATAGAACCCAAATCCGGGGATGTAGCCGTAGTGAACCAAGTGGTCGCGCTTTCTGTACCGCTTGTCATCAGGCTGCCAGTTCCTGCGAATTGCCAAGACCTTAGAAGAGCCCTTCTCTACGGTCACGATATACGGCAGCTTTAGTCCGTCTTCGTTCTCATAACCCGGTAGATCAAGCTCAACCTGCACCTCCAAGAGCTTGTATCTCTCATCAGAAGTCGCCCTAAACCCAAGCCGCTCGGCAATCTTCTTCTCAACTTCATCCAGCGTATTGTTGGGCTCGCCAAGCTCGACGTCACGGTAAAAGCCGCCAACCTGAAGCCTCCTCAGGTCGTTTTCGGTCTTTCGCATCACATGCGTTACCCGCGGCGAAGAGGCCAGATCACTGGCTCCATACGGAACAATGATGTCTTCGGCCGGCACATACATCGATACCTGACGCTCCAGCGTCGGATCGTAGTACACCTTCTTAAAAGCATTCCCCGCAAGACCCAGACCCCAGAGCATCCGCTCATGCTCAGGCCGGTATTCGGTCATAACGTCCGTCAACTGGTGATTCATGTCCTCCCGGACACGCTCAGAAGCATCCTTCTTGGCAGGAGTTTCCTTGCCAATCACTTTGGTTTTGACAGGACCGCCAGCAGGAAACGTGCTCATCATCGTTTCCGACTGGAACTTCACCAGCGCCTCAGAGAGCATCGGGTGATACACCCCGCACGCACCCTCCCAAGGCTCAGACCGGTCCTCAAGTTTCATCCCCAGAAGCTCAAGACCATCAACATAGGTTTGAATCCAGTCCCTGCGACTAGACAAATCATCGTTGATATCACTGATCAACTCAGCCGCAATCGAGTCCAGCGTCCCCTCATCCATGTGCTCGGCAAGGTTGGCATTGAACTCATCACTGCTCATCGTCTCCGGGGACAAAATAATCTCCATATCCCCAACCCCAATCGTGACCTCCTCAGGGTTCTCAATCTCAATCTCAATAGGCTCAGAGGCCATCAACCCGGTCGGGGCGGCATAGAGAGCCTTGTCGATATTTGTAGCCACAATCAGAGTCCTTTTTGCTGGGGTGCTCAATAATAAGCCCGTTTTGCTCTGTACACAGGCTCATCTTCCTCGTCAGAGGCCAGTCTGATGAACCCACCCTTGCGGTAACGAAGCAACGCCTGCGTCATCGAGTCCACCAAGTCATCATGATCCCCGGCTGGAAACGAAGCAACCTCTTCAATCAACTCCTCGGCCCAGTGAGTATTCGGCACCCACACCATCCCAGAAGCAAATATGTCCGCCACAGCATTCAATCGGGCAATCTTGTCATTACCCCGCGTCGGACTAAACTCCTGCACAGGAATACCCATCGCCCTTAATTCAAATACCAATGGAGACCCAGCCGCTTTAGCCTCAATAATCAAAGCATCCACATCCCAGTCGTGATACTCCTGATGCGCCCTTTGCTTTAATTCAGGAAACTCCATTCGCTTCTTAAAGGCATTCAATAGAATGACATTGGCCTGAGGTTTACCAGTATCGTCATCTATATAAAACACGCCCCAAGTAGTACAAGCCGAATAGTCAGCCCGCTCGCTTTTAAGGAACGCAGTATCCCAAGACTGAATAATGAACTCACACGGAGGCGGATCTTCTTTCTCCCATATCTTCCACCACTCCCGCTTGACAATCGCCCCGCCCTCAGAGGTCGGATTCTGCTGATACTGAGCCTGCCACTTGGAACTAGGCAGCTCCAGCCGCAAGGCATTAAGTAATTCATACGACCAAAATTCAGGCCATAAGGGCTTGTCTGAGGGCAAAATCGCAGGGAATTCGATCAATTCCCACTCGTCACCACCCCGCTGTGCTGAGTCCTTCAGCACCCGCCCGGTCAAGTCACGCTTCGACCAGCGCGTCATCACAATCACAATCGCGCCCCCAGGCTGCAATCGCTGCCGAGGCCCAGAGGTGTACCACTCATACACCGAATCAAACACCGTCGGATCTGATTCAGCTAACTTGGCTTCCTGCTCCGAATGAGGGTCGTCAATAATAAGAAGATCCGCGCCTTTACCAGTAAGAGTACCGCCAACACCAATAGCAAAATACTCCCCATTCCCATTAGTAGACCAACGCCCAGCAGCCTTAGAGTCATGCCGAAGAGCGACATTTGGGAATACCTTGGCATACGTCTCACTATCAACCAAGTTCCTCACTTTCCGGCCAAAACCTACAGCCAACTCTGCCGTATTAGAAGACTGAATAATCTTCTTCTCTGGAAACTTACCCAAGTACCAAGCCGGCAATAAGTAAGAGGCAAACTCAGACTTCGTATGCCGCGGCGGCATATTGATAATCAGCCGCTTTAACTCACCCTTAGCCACCCGCTCGAACGCATTTGCCATGATCTCGTGGTGACGCCCGCTCACAAAGTTCGGCCACATCGTCCTCACAAAATCCATGAAGCTCCTCTGACCCCTCTCCCGCTTCAGAGCATTCCCATACTCATCCGCAATCTGGATCAAATGCTCCCGCTGACCAGTAGGCAACTTCTCAATCACCATGCCCAACTGCTCGTCAGACATCCCAGCCAGCAACTCTAGCAGCTCGTCTTTCATCAAATAATATCCCGCACCCTCAAGTACGCAGGCCGAATGCTCCGCTTCATCCCCGGCACACGCTTACACAACCCCAGCTCCACAAGCTTGCTCATCTTCCGCGCCACGTTGCCTCTACCCTTTTCCCCAGTCACCGCCATCACATCATCAATCGATGGCGCAAACCCAAACCTCTTCCACCACTCATCTATAACAACAAAAATCTCGCGCTGCGCTGGAGTCACTTCTTTCACCTTTCTCACAACACACCCCAGTAACATTGTTACTCACCACCGGTAACATTGTTACTCTGCTCGAGCGGTAACATTGTTACTCATATGGGTACGTAGACTAGCACAACGGGGTCACAGCCAAAAATATACCCCCCGCCCCATTTGCATTTCAACTTGCATGGGGGGGTGTCTTAGTAACATTGTTACTCTGGTCGTCTGAAAAATTTGGTAGGCGGGGGTCGGAATTTTCAGGGGATTGAGTGTGTGGAATGCTAAGCAAGGCGTGCGCGTGGGCATGCGCCTGCTCGCGGGGGGCGGCGTCCGGCCCCACCTCGTCGGCCGCGGTCGCGCACCCGGGCGGGTGGGGGACCCTGGACAATTCGACATCGCCGGACATAGATAGAGCGGCACTCCCGGCCGGCTCGCCCTGCCCGCCGGTAACATTGTGACCGCTAGCTGGCCGCTCGATCGCTTGAACGTCCACTGCCCCAGCCCGTAGCGCAGCCCGGATGCCATCCAGCAAGGCCGCTCGAGCCGCGCCCGGGTCGCGCTGGGTGATAACTTCGCGCCGCTCAGTAAAGGCCGCTACTTCTGTCACCTTGCCCAGTAGCTCGAGCGCCCGCAGCCGC